GAGGCGATGGTTCACTCGGGTGAACTTTATTTTACCATTGCTTTGTATTCCTCTATTACGCTTTTTACGTTTCGTTCTATGGATTGCTTTATATCAGACAATCTTAAACCATACCATCCATCGCCATACATAAGTCTGTCGTTTACATAGTAGCTAAAGCTAAATCCTCTGTTTTCAATTGAGGATACTTCTAATACTACATTGAAACCTTCAATCGTTTCTTCACCTCTATATTCACCTGCGTATTGTTTTATTAATTTCATAATGTTTATTTATTAAATGATTATTATTTGATTAGGGATACTGCAAATGGTGTGCCAAAGTTTTAATCCTCTGTATCCTTTGCCTATACTATGATACAGAAGGGGTTACGTCTGAGCAATGCTCTAGCAATTGTTTAGAGGGGATGAAATCGGGGGAGGGGTTATCCCTTCCCTCTCTATGTCCCCCATAGTGTAGGGGGGATAGGGGCTAGGGGATAGGGACGTAGCAATGGTTACAGCGTATGGTTCACGCAGGTGAACCTAGCAAAACGCCAAAAAATCCCAACAATCCTAGACAATAGCATAGGGGGGTAGGTCAAATATATCCGTTTCGGTAGAGGGGGTACAGCGCGTGCAGTCATATAGAACCCAAACACTATAGGCATCTGAAAAAAATTTGTACCTTTGTTAAAAAAGGAACTATGATGGACAAGATGAGTAGAGACCCAAAGACATCAAACTATGTTGACGGTCTAAGTATAAAGCAGGGTCGTTTAATTAATGAGCGTCCAAATGGAATGACAGGAATTGCTGAGGCAGCTAACCTTAGACGAATGAAAAAGAATGCATATAAGGAGCAGTGTATTGCTAATGGAATTGAGATGGCAGAGATGCGAAAAGATATGAGAAAGATGTTCTAATATATTTTGATTTGATGATTGATGATTGAGGCCCTCCTAGTTGAGGGTCTTTTTTTGGTCATTACTTTTTGGACGTTTTGATTATTACTTTATTATTGGTGTCGATTATTGACATTTTAATGTCGATTTAGTGTCGAAAATAAATAGTTAACTAACTGATAATCAATAGTAGTGTCGAAAATGTCGATTTCAAAAACGATTTGACCACAAGAAAAAGTTTACACGTTAAAGGGGAATAGAGAGAGAGATAGGGAAAGAAAAGATTCGACACTACAGCATCAGTGTATTAGCTCTGCAGATGGAAGTAGTATCCCTTTGGATGTATTGTTGTCTCCTCCTAAAACATCTCTCCTTGTGTTTAGATACTTCCTACACTTCTCTTTTAGTTTTGATGTTTCAATGATATGGTATATATCATCTATAACTATGCAGTAGTATTCTGCCTGAGTGGTTGTGATACCACTTGGCTTGTTTCGGCTCTCGTACTCTATAAATATATTTCCTGTGTCCTGAGCCTTTCTATCAAACTTAACCTCTATTCTTTTTTCGTGAAATATTTTTGATAGTTCTTGTTCTTTTGCTTGACCTATCTTCAGGTCGTATTTAAAGTCTGAGCAGTAATCCATATCTGTAAAGTTAAAATAATATGTTATCTTTGTAGCAAATAATTAAATCAAATCATATGAGTAGTAATCAGTTGGGGTTTACACCCAAGAACTTGGACTTCGGTTCTGAAGGACAAAAGAAATTAATCAGAGGTATAACAAAGATGGCTAACGCTGTGAAGAGCACGTTGGGACCTAGTGGTAACACTGTGCTTATTGAGTCACCTCATCACACGCACGGGATAACAGTAACTAAGGATGGTGTAACTGTTGCCAAGAGTATTGACCTGTTGGACCCGGTAGAGAACTTAGCGGTACGTATGATGCGTGAGGCTGCAGATAGGACCGCAACGAGTGCAGGTGACGGTACGACCACCTCAATAGTATTGACCGAGGCATTGGTTACCAATGGTATCGAGATGTTAAATGACAATCCTGAGGTTAGTCGTGTTGACGTGTTTAGGCATATGGTATCCTTGACCGAGGGTGTTGTTGCTAGCCTGAAGAAGAAGAGTCGTAAGGTTACAAAGCAGAGGCTACTTGACGTGGCTACAATATCTGCGAACAATGACAAGGCAGTAGGAAAGATTATTGCGGACGTTCACACTGAGGTGGGGGAGAATGGGATAGTGACGGTGGAGAAGTCAATGACCCACGAGACCTACTCGGAGGTGACGAACGGTGTGAAGGTAGACCGAGGGTATACCTCTCCGATGTTCATAAACAACCACAAGCGTGATGAGTGTATAATGGAGGACGTGTATATCTTGGTGAGTGACGCTGAGATATCAAACATCCTACAGATAGAGAACGTATTGAAACCAATCATACAGGGTGGGAAGAAGCTGCTTATTGTGGCACCCGCTAGCACTAATGTTGTGAACACATTGGCTGCGAACGTAATGAAAAGTAAACTGAGTATGTGTAACATTGCCCCGCCCAACTTCGGCTACAAGCAGCACGAGCTGATGCAGGACATTGCATTGAGTGTTGGGGCCACATACTTCTCAGAGAAGACAGGGGATGACTTGAGTCTAATTAACTTTAGCGATTTGGGTCACGCTTCCAAGGTGATAGTTGGAAGGGACTCAACGGTCATCCTCAAGGACGATGACAGTAACAACGCTGAGATAAAGGAGCGTGTTGCTGAGCTATGGGTACAGCACGACAACAACCCACACAAGCAGGAGAAGGAGTTTATCCTTACGAGGATAGCATCTTTGACAGGAGGGATTGGTGTCATCTATGTTGGTGGTAATACTGACCTAGAGCAGAAGGAGCTGTTCGATAGGGTTGACGATGCGGTGTGTGCCGTGCGGTCAGCTATGGAGGAGGGTATCCTTCCGGGGTCAGGGGTAGCACTACACGATGAGTGTGAGCGAATGCTGTCAGATAAGGATAGTGATATTTCGAGTTCGAAAAAAATTGCTTACGCAATTTTAAGCTGTGCCCTGCTATCACCTATGACGCAGATATTCAACAACGCAGGCCTTACACACGAGACGGTGGACACTGACAAGGTTGGTGGCTCAATGGGATACAATGTTAAGACGGGTGAGTATGGGGACCTGTATAAGATGGGTGTCATTGACCCGGTGAAGGTTACACGTACAGCACTGCAGAACGCAGTAAGTGTTGCGGTGACGATGTTATCAACTGACGCTATTGTTACAATGGCAAGAACATATGAGGCACAATGAGAGAGAGTATAATCAAGAGGCTTATTGAGCTGCACCCTAATGACGCTGACCTAGGGGCAAGCATCCGTGAGCTGTATAAGAAGCGGCTGTATAATCGCAACACGGTATTACGCTATGCGTTATGGGGAGGGTTGTTCTACCTAGCGGTGGTAGGGGCAGTGTTATTGTTGGTGTTATTAAATAAATATTAGTATGAGACCTATAGGAAAGAATATAGTTATTGAGACCATTGATGAGGAGGTAAAGACCTCATCGGGTCTATTGCTATCTGCAGAGGATGCGGGTAGCTTCAGGTATAAGAAGGGCAAGGTTGTAAAGCCGGGCAGTGACGTATCAGTTATCGGTGAGGGTGATATGATATACTACGACAAGAGGTCGGGGTATACTATGATAATCAATGACGAGCCTTACACCATCATTCAGGAGCGTGATGTCGTTGTTGTCTTATAGAAGCATTCATCTCCTTGATAAAGTTTCTGTATACCTTATCTGAATATTTTACATTACGTTTGAACATAGGATTCTTAGATGGTGAGGTAGGTATCTCTTCACCATTTAGTTTCTTGTATAGCGAGTCAATCATTCGCTTGGTCTTGTATGATAGTGTGTACAGTGCCTTTCGTTTTCCCATATTCTTCCTGAAGACCTCAATCCATTTATCACGCCTTAGTCTATCGAAGCGTGTAACATCCCAACTTAGTAGCTCATTAAACTCTTGGAACTTATCCTTAGAGAAGTAATCCTCTGTGTATAGGAATAATAACATATCAAGGTCTGCCTGTGTGAGTCCATACTTAGACTTGATGAACTGACGTATAACCCTCCAATACTTTAGGTAATCTGATTTCATTAAATTTTAATTTTGTAAATTTGTGTAAATATAAAAAAAAAGTTATGGCAATCACAAACGACAAGGGTAAGTATAACCCTAAAACAAAAAGATACAGTAGGAACGAAATTACAGTATCAAAACCTGACGCAAACTGTATGATAACATCAACAGTTAAGGCTACAGGAAAGGTAATAAGCAAATCAAAGCTATCTCCTGAGGCTTGCAAGAGAGCTAAAGGAACAGCAACACAGTCTGAGATAGATGCTTTTAAAGCAAAGAAGGAGGCAGATAAAATCAAGAGTGCTCCATCTAAGGCTTATGCAGCGGCTTATGACAAAGCTAGTGCATATGATAAAAGAAAATTAAAAATTGCCAAAGGTACCAAGACAGGTATGACAGAGGCACAAATAGCAAGAGTTCTTGGCAGCTAAGGGAAGAACAAAGAAAGGTAATAAGATTTGTCCTGCAGGTATTGCTTGGGCTAAGAGAACCTTTGATAAGTATCCAAGTGCATACGCCAACCTTGCTGCAAGTAAATACTGTAAGGACCCTAACTACGCTAAGAAGTCTAAGAAGTAATGGGTGAGCTGCAGAAGTGGGTTGATGAGAAGTGGGTACGCATAGGTACTGATGGCTCTATCAAGGGTGCTTGTGGTACAAGCAAGAATAAGAAGAACCCCGATAGGTGCTTGCCATTAAAGAAGGCTCAAAGTATGAGCAAAGCAGAGCGTGCAGCTACTGCAAAAAAGAAAAAGAAGTATGGCCGCAAGGGTAAGCAGTTTGTATCTAATACACCTGCTGCTAAGGTGACAAAGAAATACACCAAAAGATAATGGCACAGAAGAGTAAGATGAAATGTAACAGGGTTACTGCATCAGACAGACCCGGTAAGAAGAAGATGGTTAAAGCCTGTGAGGGCGGCAAGGAGAAGCTGATTCACTTTGGTGCTAAGGGCTATGGTCACAACTATTCTGCTGCTGCTCGCAAGTCATTCAAGGCACGTCATAAGTGCAACACCGCCAAGTCAAAGTTGACTGCACGGTATTGGTCCTGTAAGAATCTATGGGCAGGGAAGGGTGGCTCTACTAAGTCATCACCAAAAAATCGTCAAGGAAAATATTAGTATATTTGTAAAAAACAAATAACTATGGGTAAGGCTTTAGTATGGTTAGGAAATAAAATCATCGCAATGGGATTGTGGTGTAAGAGAACTTGGAACAAGTTCCTTAGTAAGTTAATGTTTAAAAATATATAAGATGTCAAAGTATAATGACCCCCCAAAAAAGAACGCTCTAGCAAAGGCTGCTGAGTATAAACCAAGCAGTAGCTTTAACAAGGCTGTGAAGCAATCTACATTTAAGAAGCTTCCACAGAGTTTTAGTAAGGGATATAGCTCTAAGGTTGAAGGCGGTACAGGTGGTAGACCTGAGACACCCCTTCCTGCCACAAGCTTTAAAGAACAAAAGAAAGCAATCAAGCAGCAAGCTAAGCTTAAAAAACTGCAAGCCAAGGCAAATATGACTCCGGCACAAAAGGCAGCCAAAAGAAAAAACGTTGGAAAAAATATATTATCAGGTTTAGCTACAGCAGTTACAGCAAGTCAGTCATATAGTCAGATAAAGAAAAATATAAAGAATTAATTTTTGTAATGGCATACAAACAAAAGAGTCGAGGTCTCGGTGATAGCATTGAGAAGTTTACAAAGGCTACAGGGATAAAGGCTGTGGTTGATAAGGTTGCTAAGGCTACAGGAAAAGACTGTGGCTGTGACGCACGTAGAGACTCTTTGAATCGCAGGTTCCCATTTAAAAAATAATCCTATGCAGATATCCATATCAAATGCTATAGGTGGTATCGCAGGCGCACAAGGCGGCACACCAACACCGCCTCCTTTCAGCAATGTAAATTCGTTCAGTTTTGACGGAGTAGATGACTACTTTTTTGTTCCCGACACAAGTGGTTTAAGTTTTGGAAATGGTGTTACAGATTCGCCTTTTTCAATATCTTTTTGGGTTAATTTAGATAGTTTAAGTGGTCAAAATAATGTATTTATAGGAAAAGACAATGGCAGTCCGAATAGAGAGTATGCTATAGGAATGTTCAGCAATAGTGACAAAGTAAGGTTTTTTATAAAAAATAATGGTGGAAATAACCAACAGAGTATAGACTCCACAACACAACTAACTACAGGAAGTTGGTTTCATATAGTTACTACTTATAGCGGTGTTGGCGGTAGTAATTCGGCAGAT